CCATGTGCTATCCGCCCCGCCACCCGACGACTGGGTCCTCGCCCGCCGACGGGCCATCGGGGAACAGATCCGCAGCAGCCGCCGCGCCCGAAAGGTCACCCAAGAGGCGTTAGCTGAGGCAGCCGGCCTCGACCGGCAGTCCATCAACCGGATCGAGCAGGGGCACCAGGCCGCGTACATCGACACCCTGATCCGCATCGCGCACGCTCTCGACACCCCGCTCGCCGACCTCGTGCGCTGATGGCACCCGCTCACCGGCACTCCAGCGCCAGACGATGCAGGGCGCGGCCGTCAGGGCAGTGCTCGCCATGCGAGCAGCGCGCGCACGCACCCGTATGCAGCCGATGCACCCGGGCCGCAGCCTTGCCGACGCACGGGCGACAGGCCCGGGGAAACCACCGCTCGACCCCACCGCCGGCCACCCCGATCCGCGGCCCAAGACGCATCCCTGTGCCGTCCGGGAGACGTTCGCCGCACCACGGGCAGGCCCCGCCCTCTATCTGCTCCGGCGTCAGGGTCCGCAGCTTCGGCATGGGCAGCATCTCGACCGCGCCGACAAACTCGGGATGCACGGCTACTCCCCGCCCAACTGTGCCCACAGGCCGCACTCGTCGGTCGTCACGCCGGTCGACTGTGCGAGGCCCGCCACGAGGCGCCAGCCGGGGCCGTGGCTGTGGCGTAGCCGTAACTGGACGGGGCCGGCCGCCGTGAGGCGGGTGCGGGCGCCGGCGGTGGAGATGGTCATCTCGATGGTGTCGGCGCCTGCGTGGAGGAGGGCGACGAACAGTTCGTTGGTGATCTGCGGGGCGTCCGGGTGGGGGGTGCGGCTGCTGGTCCAGGCGCGGACTGCGGAGGCCTCGTTGGGCAGTCCCTTGAATGCGCGCTGCCAGGTCTGTCCTGATTCGGACATGAGTATCCCCTGTGACCGGTGACTATCTGAGTACAGTTACCCGCTGATCTGTACACAGATTGTCGGGGGGATTGGCGCAGGTCAAGTGGGACGGGACAGTATGTGTACTCAGATTGACTGGATCACCAGGGATGGAGTAGCGCCGTGGCACAGCCCGAGTACCTGCGGATCGCCGCCGACCTGCGGCAACGCATCGCCTCCGGCGAGTACGGGCCCGGCGACCAGATCCCGCCCATCCCCGCCCTCGGCCGCGAGTACGGAGGCGTGTCCGAGACAACCATCCGCAACGCCCTCCGCCTCCTCGCCAACGAGGGACTCATCGGCGGCCGCGGCCCCAAAGGCACCCGCGTGCAGCCCCGGCCGCCCATCCACCGCATGCCAGCCGACCGCTACCGGTCCACACCCGGAGTCCGGTCCACCCCGTACACCCGGGATCAGGGGATCGGCTGGTCGGAGTACCGGCTCGACAAGCGGTTCGAGCGGGTCGAGGCAACGCCGGAGCTGGCGGCGCTCTTCGAGTGCCCGGTCGGCGAGCGGCTGTTGGCCAGGCACTTCGTTTTCCATGACAACGACCAGCCCACCCAGATGTCCACCAGCTACGTCCGGTGGTCCGACGTCGAAGGCACGCCGGTCGCCGACCCGATCAACGAACCCTGGCCGGGCGGCACGAGGGCGCAGCTCGCTTCCGTCGGTATCACCGTCACCCGCATCACCGAGTCGTTCACCTCGGCCATGCCGACCGACGAGGAGGCCGCGACGCTGCGCATAGGGCCGGGCGTTCCTGTGCTGCGGTACACGCGGCGGCACATCGCGGACACGGGGCGGATCGTCGAGGTCGCGCACCCGATCGTGCGCCGAGGCGATACGACGGTCGTCGATTTCGTCATCGACCTGACGGAGTGAGGGCCCGTAGAATCGGATCATGTCCCCCACCTCCCCGGCTGCCGGTCTGCCGCGCCCTGCCGCGGCCGTGAACCAGGACATCCGCTCCCTGTGGCGGGACCCGCGGGTCAGACTCACCGCGGAGGGCAGCGCCCGCTACGAGCGCCTCATCACGGAGTGGGCGGAGGCGGTACGGGCCGAGGTCGTAGCGGCCGCGTAGCCAGTCAGGCACCGGTGCGGTTGTACTCCTCGACCAGCGGGTGCGGCGGCTCCGGGGTAATCCCCGCCCGGTCCATCTGCCGCGTCCACCGGTCAGCACTCCACGAGAACGCGCGGAGCAGCGCCTCCAACTTCGACTGCCGCTCCCGCAGAGACCCGTTCTCCTTGTCCACCCGCTCCACCGTCGCCTGAAGGACAGCAAAGTCCTGAGCCTTCGCCGCGGGCGCCGCAGCAATCGCAGCCGCAGCCCGCGCCCCCCGATACGTCAGCCACCCCGTGACCACCACACCGATAAGAGTGAGAGCCCCACCCGCAATTCCCCAGGCACCAGTCAACTGGGTCTCCCCTCAACCACCGCAGGCCCATCGGCCTCAGGTGGAACTCTAGATGCGCACCAGATCACCCCGCAGTGCGACGTCATGTACCAGCCGAAGATCCACAGGCCGCGCGCGTACCCGGCGCCGAGCCCCGCCCACCCGTAGGCGAACGCCCACAGCGCAGGCGGGATCGACGCCGCGACAAAGCCCAGCCCGTCACGGGTGAACGGCACCCACGCCGAAGCGAACGTGACCACGCCGGCGAGGATCCAGACCCAGGCCCAGCAGTGCAGGGGTGCGAACGCGGTGAGGAGGCGGAGCCCGTCGGTGGCGGGCGGCTCGACGATCAACCCGACACCCCAGCAGATCTTCCCGATCCCCATGAAGACAAGGAACCGGCCGCGGACTCCGGGGTGTCCGCTGAAGACGCGGCGGCGCGAGGGTGGCCGCCGTGCCGCCGCGTCGTCCATCAGACGCCCTTGACCAGCGAGGCGGAGTTCTTCGTGCCGAAGGCGCGCGCGAGCATTCCCTTCAGGAGGCTGCCGCCCGCCGCGATCCCAGCCGCGGCCATCGTCTCCCAGAAGGAGGCGTGGAACATGTCGGCCGGGCCTGCGGCTATGGCCACGCCGCCCGCGGCGACGACGGCTGTGGCGAGGGTGCGCTCGGCGAGGTCTCTCGCGTAGGTGGCTGCGGTCTTCACTACGGTGTTCGCGTTGGGGAGGTTGAGGTCAGACATGATCAGGACTCCTGTCCGGTGACGTCGACGTGCACGTGAACCACCGCTTCTGCGATGGCCTTGTCGACAGCAGCGACGACCGCCGCCGTGTCGACGTTCTTGCCGAGCTGCCCCGCCAGCGCGGTGATTGCGGCGGACTGCCCGGCGAGCGTGGCGTTCGCCTTGTCGAGCCGCTTGAGGATCTCGGTGACCGAACTGGACAGCGTCCACGTCGGGTTCGTCGCAGGGGCGCCCGGGACGGTGATGATCCCGTCCTGTGTGAGCACCGCCTTCGCAACCTCGGCAGCAGTGGGCATGTCGTCCTCCTGAATCGGGCCGGCTGTAAGAGTGGCCAGCACGTCGGCCCGAACCGCAGGCATGGCCATGATCTTTCCGGCGGCGTAACCCGGATCCCACTTGTCCGACGACCACTCACCGTGCGCGATCACCGACTTCTCCGACCAGCCGTGGAAGTCCAAGATGGCTGCAGACAGCCGGCGCGCCGCCGCGTACTGGGCAGCCGTCATCTCGTGACCGCCGGAGTACTGGATCTCCACCCCGTAGAAGTGGGCGTTCCCGTCCACCCCGGTGGAGTTGCCCTTCGTCGGGTGCAGCTGCCCCGTGTAGTCCTCCGCCTGAACGTGCGCCAGGACAGCCGGATCCCCGCCGCCCGCGTGGTTCGCCCGGCCCCAGCCGACGAGATAGACCGTGCCGTCGGCGCCGATGGAGAACTGGCAGAGCGGGCCCGGCAGGTCCGCGAGCCCGTTGTAGAGGGTGCTGCCCGCATACGACTTGGCGCTCGCGTTGGAGACGTCGGCACCGGTGTGGTGCCAGATGAACCCGTTGACCGGCCCCCACGCGCCCTTGCTGTTGCGGTTATGGGTGGCCCAGCCGGGGATCTCGACGTAGGCGAGGCCCCACTTCGTCAGCTGGGTGACGACCTGTGAGGCCGTCATCGGTATGGCCATGATCAGTCTCCTTCTCAGGCGATGCGCAGCAGTGACAGCCACGAGTCCGTGTAGAGCGTCACCGCGGTCGCGTTCGACGAGAGCTGCGCCCAGTCCAGCGAAAAAGTGCCGGGGGTCGTGCTGGTGCGGAGCATCCCGTACAGCCACGTCGTCACCGGGGTACCGCCCGTGCCGAGGGTGCCGTAGCTCCTCGCGCTGGTGACGTCGTTGGTCTCGAACCTCGTCAGATAGCCGCGCGCGTCCGGGGTGTCGGTCTGGATCACGCCTCCGGCCGTAGCGCCGATGACCGGGGAGTGACCGATACCGATAGCCGCCCACTCGCCCAACGACCCTGACGGGGCGCTGAAGTCGAGGGACAAGTCGGCTGCGGTCGGCCCGTCGTACTTCACCCAGCCATGCCACCGGTACACCGCATTCGCGACCACCTCGAACTGCAAATGCGGATCCGCGCTGGTGGTCGTCACCGCGGACCGCGCCGTGTCCGACGTTTTGCGGGCGACCTGCTCCTGCGAGGAGCGCGCCAGGGCCGCGGTGATCCGCTGCCCAGCCAGGTATGTGGGATAGGCCTCAGCCATGAGTCAGCCTCCTTACAGGGCGAGGTAGGTGGGATTGGCGAGCCGGATGTCCGTGCCCGCCGCCTGCGCCTTGACGACGCCGTTGATGCTGCGGGTGACCGTGAACGTCTGCGGGTTGACCACGGCCAGATCGTCGTAGCTCACGACAGGGGACACGTTGGTGTTGCCGACTTCGAGGATCGACCGGGTCCCGACACTGGTCGCCGACGAGAGGGCGGTGTCGGACACGGTGACCTGCCACTCCGGGGTTTCCACGATGTCCGCCACCGGCCAGGCCTTCGCCCGCAGCCGCGCCCCCTGCGCCTGGAACCGGATCCGGAAGAAGGAGCCCGGGGTGTACGTGTACGACAGCACCGACGACGCGAGCACCGACTCGGCGCCGCCGATCCGCCGGATGATCGCGATGGTCAGGACGTTCGCCGTGGAGAACGCGAGACGGGCCTGGAACATGTTGTCGATGTCGACATAGCGGCAGGTGAGCCCCGCGTAAATCGGTGCGCCTGTCGCCGCAGCGCTCGTGGTGACGCTGCCGTAGAGGTCGCAGTTCGCGTACCCGAGACTGACGAAACACCGGCGGCTGACATCGACGCTCGCCAGGGTGTGTGTGCCCACTCCTGCGGCGACCGCGTAGTCGGTGACGGTGCCGCCCGACGTCGTCCACGCCTGCCCCGTGTCCGCACTGCCCCAACTGCTGGCCGCGATACGGGTGAACGTGTCGGTAATCTTCGAGGAGACCGCGGTCACCCGCATCACCTCGCCCCCGACCCGCACATCCCACGGCACCTCGGCCGCATCGGTGGTCCACAGCATGCTCGGGTCGTAGACCGGCGCCACATCCATGCTGGTGTCCCCGGTACCGACCCCGGTGAGCAGCACCGAGTCGTCCGTATCGATCCGCGCCGACGTGGAGTCGAGATAGCCCACCTGGTTGTACGGGCTGGCCGGCGCGCACGTGAACGTCAGTCGGTGCTCGAAGTGGGTGATCGTCTCGGACATGCCGAGGACGAGTTGGTCGATCGTGTCCGGGGGCAGCCAGGCGGGTGGGTTCGTGACCTGGACGCGGTCGCCGAGGCGGAGGGCGAGGATCGCCCGCCGCATGTCCGGAGTGATGCTCGGGTGGATCAGGTTCACCGAGATCTGCGGGAACCGCGCCTCGTCCACCGTGCCGAGGCGGACCCGCCACGCCGCCTGATCCCGCAGCGTCGCGCTGGCCGTGGTGGACAGGTTGAGGGAGACGTCCGACCCGTACACGCCCATCCCCACAGGGGGCAGCGCCGTCGACAAAGGTCCCGTCGTCGCCTCATACGTGCCGGTCACCCCGCCGACGGTGACGTTGACGCGGTTCTGTACGTACCGGTCGTCCTCCACCGGCACCGGTACGGCCGCGAGGTTGAAGCTGGGGTAGTCGAGGACCAGCGCCGGGTCCTGCCCGTGCAGCGACGCCCGCGTCCGATACCCCAGCCCCAGCGTCCCGCGGTTCTCGTACAGCAGCCCGCCGTCCGCCAGCGTCGCCTCCTGCACCAGCGACAACAGGTTCTGCCGGCCCTGCGCACCTAGCGCCACCGTGTCATCGAGGTCGCCGACCCAGTCGAACGCGACGGCTTCTTCGCCGCACAGCCGCTGAATCCTGCGGCCCGCCACCTCGCCCACCGGGTTGAGGCGGACGCCGAGCGCGTCGATAGAGGTGATCGCGTTCTCCACCGTCACATGCCCGATCGCCACCCCCGGCAGGTACTGCGTGCCGATCGGGCTCACCACGGACCGGGACGCCGGACCGAACTGAACCCGGGTCACTCTCGTCAGTGTCGGCAGCGTCGCACTGTCGGTGACGCTGTACGTCACCCCGGTTGCGACGTCCTTCAGCCGCAGAGCCCGCGTCGTGCCCGTGCCCGTCTCCGGCAGCTCAATGGAGACGTACAGCAGGCGCCCCCGGACATCGAGGGTCCCCTCCAGGTCCGTGCCCAGGTTCGTGCCGTCCGAGGCCTGAGTGCGCAGCGTGAGCGACGTCGAAGTGCCGGTGAAATTCCCGTAGTACAGCTCCCAGACCTGCGGCGCCCCAGCCGAGTAATCGACCTGGTCGATCGCACAGATGACCTTCCCGACGGTGAGACCAGCCGGCGGGATGTACACCAGGAAGCGGATCTGGGTGCCCGATGGGTCGTCGTACTTGGCGACGCCCCCGGACACATACCCCGACGTGAGATCGGGCAGCGGATCGGACGCCGAAAGCCCGCTGTAGGAGGCCAGGGCGGGTGATCCGGTGAACGTCATCGGTGACCCGGTGACCAGCGCGGACGCCAGCGAGGTAGACCCCTCGACGTCCTCCATCGGCCAGTACGCCACCACACTCGACGGGATGGGGTCCGTGATCGCGGTGTAGATCACGCTGCGGTCCGGGGCCGGGGCCTGCGCCAGCCGCTGCAAGATCCCGGACACCGTGATGTCGCACCACACGTCCGTGCCGGTCGGGTCCCAGCCCGGGGCCCACTCCGTCACCTCACCCCACAGCCGGTACGCCTTGCCGCCGCTCCCGTCCGGGACC